TGATTCGCTTGATAAAAAATTACCTGCTTTCATATCAAATACAATATATTTTTTATTAATATGAATTTCTTTTAATACACCTACAGCACCAGAAACCTGGCCTAAAATATCTTCACCTACAATAAAATCCTTGGTTGATATATCCTCCATTGTTATAGCACACATACCTTCATATTTATGCTCGACGTATTCTTTAAGTTGATTAGTTCCCTTTGGCCAATTATCCCACATATTTTTTATATTGGCATTAATAAACATAAATGTCCAATAATATTGTGTGGTACCATATAAGCGTTGGCTTAATTGATCAGGTCTTTCACCTTCAAGCACATTTACATACTCATAAAATTGGGTATTATTTATTAATGTGTCTGACAATCGTACCATAGCTGTTAAATCTACAATAGTATCTGTAACACCATCACCATTCAAATCATAATCAAGTGTATTGAAATTATTAAAATATCCCATATTATCTCCCGTGTAGTACTACATCTTCTTTATGTATAGGATGTATTTCTTGTAATTCGACACCAATATCAATCTCTACTGGATGACCACCTGATTTAAAGAATGATGCTGTATTTGGATTATATGTCACGTTAATATTTGTTATATAAACTTCTGGCATCTTAACCATACCACCAACATTTTTAAATGTTATACCTACTATATCAGGAACTGTTAATGTAATACCAGAATTTCTGTGAGGATACATTGCAGCTCTAAATTGCCTAATGATTTTATTTGCGTGATCTGATTCGTTTGCTGACATAGGTAAAAATTTAAAATTAAGAGTAAATGTTCTTAATTGTGTAGATTTAAATTGCATATATTCATTAGGGTTCATTGCTCTTCCTAATATTCTATTTGACTCTTGACCTACTAAATTAATAACTTGACCCATTCCAGCCAAGCCTGCCATACCACCAGGATTCACCTTACTCATTGCGCCAGCAACTAAACCACCACCTGTTAAACCCATACCTAACATGGCATTCATTGACACAGTAGCATCTGCAGCTGCATTAGTTTTATCGACACCACCCTTTTTTCTATCTGCCCCAGTGATTGCACCTGCAGCTGCCAATGCTGCTCTAGAGGTTGCTTCATAATTAGCACCATCTTGTATAGTAACAGTAGGCGGCATGTATAAAGCGATATGGGCATAAGTTTCTCTATTTGGATTTGCATCTAATGTTGCATTAGCAGCTAATGTTTTTACCCCTTGATACATTGCTTTAGCTGCATTAGCTACAAGACCCAATTCCAGAGCTCCTTTACCAAGGTTGGCCAAACTTGAAGCCATTCCTAACTTACCACCACCGCCTGATGGTGCAGGTGTCTTCCAATTTTTCATCGCCTCAGCTCCAACCATTGATCCTGTAGCTTCGGCTAGGTGTGAGGTTGCTGTTCTAGGCATATCTTGAATATCTTTATCTGTAACTGTTATACGTTTAAAACAAAAATGTATATATGGATCTGCGTCTGTATCTAAACCCCACCCTTCGTAATCTGTGTTTGAGTTATAACTAAAATCCATTTCGCCACTACTAATACCTAATGATTCAGGGTACATAAGTATTTCATTCTTCTTATCCATTACTGAATTTACATGTTCTTGACTTGATGTTCCCTCTGGTTCTTTTCCCTTGTCACTCATAGCTTTAGTAGAATCTAAGGCAGTAATTGCAGTTTCACCAAATGCTGATGTTGCACTATCCCATGTATCACTAGCAAAATCAACAGCTGATGTAGCAGTATCAGAAACAAAATCTGATACTCCATCAAATGAATCAGATGCAAACTTACTAATAGAATCCCAAGTATTATCAACTTTATCAAAGCCATTAGGTTTAGTTAAAAATCCATCAGCTTTTACTTTTGTTGATAGATCTGATGTGTCTAATCTATTTGGATCAAAACTACCGAATGCTGACGCCATAACTATATTGGTTTAGTTGTAATATACTTATTTATACATTCTATATAAATAATACATGCAAACATATAAAGGTAAGTACAAGGTACGATTTCCTGAAAGATATAAAGGAGATTATACCAAGGTGACATATCGGTCATATTGGGAAAAACAAACCTTTAAATGGATTGAAAAACAAAAGAACATTCGTTGGTGGAATTCAGAAGAAACTATTGTGCCATATATATGTGGCACTGATAATAAACCCCATCGATACTTCATTGACTTAACTATTAAGTTTAATAATGGAAAGGTATTATTGGTTGAAATAAAACCGCACGGGCAAACACTACCACCTAAACGAAAAAAGAATCTTAATGAATCATTAAGGTATATTAAGAATATTTCTAAATGGAAGTATGCTAAAAAGTATGCAGATAATAGAGGTTATCATTTTGAAATATGGACGGAGAAGACTTTAGAGGGATTTGGTATTAACCTACTAACCATGAGAAATAAAGCATCAAAGACTAAGGTGGGCAAGAAGACTTGGAAGTCGTTTAAGAAAATTAAGAAGAAGGTATAAATAACAATATGGGAAGTTTATTCGACAAACTAGAAAGTGAAGCATACAGACGAGGTCTTCAAAAGAGATCTAAAGAAGCACAAGATTGGTTTAGATCTCAACTCAGAGGTATGAAAAAAATCAATATGCATAAAATGCTTAAGGATGATAGATTAAAATTAAAACAAAGGCCAAGGATTGGTGATATGTTTATGTATATCTATGACCCTAAACACAGAAAGACATTACCATATTATGATAGGTTCCCATTAACTATTATGGTAAGTAAAGCACCTGGTGGATTTTATGGGCTTAATTTACATTACCTTCCATTAAAACAACGTGCAATGTTTTTGGATAGATTAACTGATATTGCAAATAACAAAAAGTTTGATGAAACAACTAGATTAAAATTAAATTATAGTCTTTTAAAGTCTGCAAAGAAATATAAATACTTTGCTCCATGCTTTAAACATTATTTAACAAGTCAAATAGATTCTAAAATCGTAAAGGTTGAGGCTTCAGAATGGGATATTGCTATATTCCTACCTACTGAAAACTTTGCTAAAAAGACTAAAGGTTTTGTTTGGAAACAAAGTAAGAGGAAATATTAATGATACCAGTATCCATAGATAGTTTAAAGTCAACCATAGGAAGACGTGGTGGTATTGCTCGTGGTAATAGATTTGCAGTATATTTTACCCACCCAAACCAACAACAAGGTTTACTGAATACTGATTTTAGCGGACTAGCTTCAAACCTATTAACGTCTGTTATTAATGGTGGTTCTATAGACCCTATGATATTTTTTAATGACCCAAGAGATATGTTTTTACTTTGTGATACTGTGCAAATACCAGGCAAAAGAATTAGCACAACCGAACGAAGAACAACACATAAATCAATAAAGATGCCATATTCATATATGGTAGATGAAGTAACATTTTCTTTCATATTAACAAATGATTATTATATTAAAAAATATTTTGATTCATGGCAAAATATGATTGTTAGTAGTAATGATAAAAAAATAGCATATAAGAATACATACACAACTGATATTGTTATACAGCAAATAACAGGTGGTAATGATTATATACCTGCATATGGAGTTAAGTTATTAAATGCATTTCCTATATCAATTGATGCTATTCAATTAGGCAATGCTGTTGGAAATGATTCTTTAAGAATAAATGTTACAGTCGCATTTGATGACTGGGTAGAAGAAGGATTAATGGATTCCGCAAAATCATTAATCGATCACGGAAAATCCCTATTGGGCGGAACGAAGAATCAATTTTCTTCAATCTATAATACAGTGAAGGGATATTTTTAAATAATGGAGATATAGTATGTTACCAACAATTGAAGTACCAAAATATAGTTTAACAATACCATCAAATGGTAATAATATTAGATATAGACCGTATCTAGTAAAAGAAGAAAAAATATTATTAATGGCCTTAGAATCACAAGATGATAAGATGATTGATACCGCGATTAAAGATACCGTAACAACATGTATTGTTGATGATATTGATATTAATGAATTAACTAATTATGATGTAGAATTTTTATTTCTAAACATAAGAAGTAAATCTGTAGGTGAAAAAGTAAAAATTATTGATCCTTGTGATAATGAAGAATGTGATGAAGAAGCCACTATAACAATTGATTTAGATAAGATTAAAGTAAAAAATCTTAATAAGATAAAAGAAAATAATAGATTTAAAATTGGTACTAACTTAATAATTGATATTAAACCATTAACATTATATGATACGGATCTATTAATAGATATTCCTACTGAAGATTCTTTAGTTGCTACTGTGGCTGCTTCTATTGATATTATTTATGATGGTGATGAAATATTTAAGACTGAAACGATCCCATTAAATGAATTAATGGAGTTTGTTAATAATATGAATTTAGAACAATTTAACCCAATATTATCAAGAATTCTTAATGATAGAGGATATGTTGCTTATGAACATGAATGGATATGTAATAAGTGTGGTGAAAAAAATACAAGAGAATATAAAGGATTAAGTGATTTTTTTATATAGCCCTTTCACATGATACTTTAGAAAATATGTATAGGTTAAATTTTATTATTATTAATGAAAATAATTTTTCTTTAACCGAGCTTGAGAATATGTTACCATGGGAAAGGGAAATTTATACTGCTCTTATTCAAAATAAACTTAGAGAGGATGCTAAAAGAGGATAATTATGGCTAAAATAACAGGAAAAGGAATACAAGCCGGTCGTCGAGTGACACGAGCATCAGGTGGTAATAACCCATTAGAGGGAAATTTATCATCTGGTGCTATGGATAGAGCTGAATTTGGAGCTTCTTCTGGTATGGGAGCAATGTCTGATCAAATTGGTATGGGTAATGAAAGAAACGCCAAGTCATTAGATCATGTATCCAACCAACTTAATGGTGTTAATGGTACCTTAAATGATTTAAATTCTAATATGGAAACTCTAAAGAAATTAGAGGGAGCATCATTACTATTTGAATTTGCCAAATTTAATGAATTCGGTGGCCAATTTCAGCAAATGCAAGAAATGTTTAAAAAAATGGACAAGGGTTTTACTTCAATGGGTTATTCTCTTGATGAAATTGTTGCTAGAACTGAAGCTGGTACCAGAGCAATAGTAAAAGCAGTTTCTCAATTTCATAGCTTTATGGCTGGTGATAGTTCTGTTACAACATTAGATAGAATGAATGTTGCTTCTAATGAGCAAACTGATGCGGTGATGAAACACAGAACAATTAGACAAGCTCAAAGAGAATTCTTTAAAGATGAAGGCATTGAAACAGGTAATATTGTACACGCGTCAAGTGAACAGAAATTGGCATTTGATGAAGTAAATAGAAAAAAATCCAGAAAGATGGAAAAAAAATCTGCTGATAACTATGAACGTAGAGAGCAACTTGATCCACAAGATATAAATTATTGGCGACATGCAGGTAGAAGACAATTACCACCAAATGCAAATTTACATTTATTTGATGGTAAATTTGGTGGCGGTGGCGGTGGCGGTGGTGGTGGTGGTACTGGGCCTGCTGGACCTGCTGCAGCTGGTAAAGGAAAAAAATTAGGTGAAGCTTTATTAGAAAATGCTGATGTAGGTGTATATACTCCTAATAATGGTTCTGATGGTGGTACGTACAGGGGTAAAAAGAAGAGAATGACTCCTGGCCAAATAAGAGAAATGCTAGAAAAGGATCCTGATAAATTGCGTAGAATTATTGGTGATCCAGCAATGGATGCATTATTGGCAGGTGAGGCTAATATTATGGATTCAGGAATTATTAGATCAAGTACAACTTCAAGCTCAGGTAGTAAAACAGGTGGTGCTTTTGGTGGTATCACCAAAGGTTCTGAGGCCGCTGAGGATATTAAGAAATTAGTTAAATCAAATGATGGTATTCTGAAAATAACGCAAAAAGCAAATTCAGGTGGATTGGCAAAAAATGAACGAGATAGAGAAAAGGCCAGTGCTTTAAGAAAATTACAATCTGAAGAGGATGCAAGTAAACGTCAAGGTAAAGTTTCAAAATTGAAAGGCATTGGTGGTATGGCTATGTTGGCAGGTTTGGGTACTATGCTTGGCGGTGGTGTTATGGACTTATTAGGTAATGCCGGAGATATGTTTGGTAATAAAAAAGGCACCAAAGTTGACGGTAAAGGTACATCAAGATCAAATGCAAGCCAACGTACTGGTACTAATACAGATACTAAGGGTAAGACTAAATCATCATCCGGTAGGATGGCAAATTCAAATAAACAAGCTGCTAAAAATGCTGCATCAAAAGTAACCATTACTAAGAAATGGAATAAACTTGCCAAGAAATTTGGTAGTGAAAGACTTAAAGCATTTGTTGCTAAAAGAGCTTTAGCTTCTGGTGCTGTAGCAATTGTGCCAGGTATTGGTTGGGTTTTAGGTGTTATTGGTATTTTATGGACCGCATATGAAATTTATGATATATTAGATGAATTTGAAAAAGAAGCAGCAGAGGAAGATAGATTAATTAAAGAAGGTAATGCAATAAGTGATACAGCACCAGGTGCTGATGCTACTGGTGACACTACCACTACTACCACCACCCCACAAGATGTCGATCGTAGGGGTAGACCAATAACTATATTAGATGCAGCGGGTAATCCAATTACAGGTACTTCATCATCTGATATGCAAGGTGCTGTTGATGCTAAGAATGCTAATTTGAATAATATAACAGGTGGTGCCGCAGGCCCAACTTTAAATGATAATAAGCAAGTTATTGATTCAGGTAATACAACAACAATACATAATTATGGATCATTTAGTCAAGATAGATTAGACACTGATGATATATCTGTTAGAGTACCGGTCGAGGGTTGGATAACTCCTGGCATCTAATTACTAAAAACCCCACCGAAGTGGGGTAAAACAAAGGATGTTTTAAGCTTCAGCAGCTAATTTAGCAAAGTAACTCATCGTATCATCAGTACTTGC